CAAACGTATCGACCCTATAATCGCTGGCATCATGGGGCTGGGCGGTTCGCTCACCCCACCCGAAGACACAAACGAAAGTATTTACAATAATCCAGACGTGGAATTTACGTGTTAACCTTAAAAAAACCTGAAAATGAATAAAAATCATGCAGTAATTATACGCAGCCTGCGTGTAGCGTCAAAATTTACTTATTCTACGATTTCGATTTTAATGAGCGGGGGCGGTAACCCTGATTATAAATGGGGTGAAAAACTTTGTAATGAAGCGAAAGATTTCTTTCCTGAAGATGATGCTGAACTGTGGCAAATGGCGCAATTAGGTGATGAAGTAGTTGAATCTAATGATAACGATAATCCTTATTAATTATGAATATCAAAGCAAGCGAATTACGTACAGGTAACATTTTAGATTATCTAATTGAAGATAAACTGGATGACCGGCAGGAATGGTACGAACCCAGCGCAGTAGATTGGCAGGATATTAAATATTTTGCCGAAAGGGAAGCGAAAAACAAAGGATTAGTGCCTAATGGCCCAGTAAGAGAACATTACAAACCCATACCGATAACCGAAGATTGGCTTGTAAATCTTGGTTTTGTTCAGCCGAAAGACAAATTTGATTATTATAAAGATGATCTGATTGAGGTTTGTGTTCAGGATGACACTGTGCATGTGTGGGTATTATATTCGGTGGGTTCGGCTATACAGGTTTTTCATATACAATACATCCATCAATTACAAAACCTATATTTTTCGCTTTCCGGCAAAGAATTAGAACTAAAAACCCCTTTAAAATGAAAACCGAAACTTGGATTGGCATCGCGATAATGGTAATATTGTTTGTCGCATTCGTTTGGGATAACCGCGCTACGATATTTTACGGCAAAGAAGTAGAAATGCACCCGGAACAAAATACAATACCAGACTTTACACTTACCTGTGAACCGCCCCGCTCCCGCCCGCTGCACGAATATTCGGCACTTAACCTCAATAGTATTATCCTGGTAAAGCTGACCGATTTAGGTTACAAACATTTAGTATCGCTGCACAATGCTAATTTGAATGTGATTCCTGAAGTTATGGTGCGCGATCCTGACTATTACCGGCAGCGCGCCGATGATAATGGTTACACCCAGTTTTTGTTGTGGGAGTTTATAAAGAAGTTTGGCGATGTAACGGGTATTGCCTGCCTCGATTACTACGATACAAACATCCGGATTATGAATAATGATTTAACGCCGGTGGTACCCTGACAAATGCAATGCACGCATAATTATTTATAATCTGTATAAATTATGTAAATATGTGGTAACCCGTAAAATAAAAACATCGATATCGTTGTAGTAATGTATATACGTTACTAATTTTCTTACACCACCCTCTTACTATGGCCGCCGAAAATACTACACTCAACCCTATGGAAATAATGCTGCAGCGCCGTGTTGCAGAACTTGAAGCTAAAACCGCCCTAATGCAGCGCCTGGGTACTATGCAGGGGTTTTTTTCGGCCTATTTCGAGATACTGAAAGATCATAAAACAAGCCTTCAGGCATTCGAAACCCTAAACGAACAGTATTTTGAATGCTGGGGTGTGTACCGATACCAGGATTACAAAAGTTTTTGTACCCAAAAAAACCGATACCTAAAAAACAACAAATGAAACTACTATTTACAATACTGGGTGTGTTTGCCCTGGCATTTTCCGCAAGCCTGCTTTTTGAACTCGAATTTATACTTAAAAACCCGCCCCGCTACATTTTGGTGTGCCTGCTTATGGTGTTTATACTTTGGTACGGCTGGAGCATTGCAAAAGTGATGGGTAAAAGTGACCAACCTAAAAATTAAGATCATGAAATTTATACCTATACTATTCAGCACCGCAATGGTGCAGGCATTACAGGCCGGAACTAAAACGCAAACGCGGCGGGTGGTGAAGAAAAAATACGATAATACAGATATCGATTGGAAAATTGATAAGTATGGCAAACGTTTAGTGGAGCGTCAAAATGATGTGCCGGAACCCGTAAAAAATGAAGACGGCACTACAACGCATCACATGCGCGCCTTTTCAGAAATTAAACGCCCTTACGGTGCGCCCGGCGATATCCTATGGGTTCGAGAAACGTTCAAACCTGATTGGGATGAAGATGGGACTGAGCAAATATATTTTTACAAATCTGATTTTCCAGATAATATCGATTGCTGGGCTGGTAGATGGAAGCCCTCAATCTTTATGCCCCGCGCCGCCTGCCGCCTTTTCCTTAAAATAAAAAGCATTCGTGTAGAGCGCCTGCAGGAAATTAGCGAAGAAGATGCGGTTGCGGAAGGAATAAAAGATATTTACCAACTTGATGATAATCATGATCCGGTATATGAAAATTATTTATATAACGGTAAAACTATTCATTGGGATATTTTGGCAGACAATGCTATTCATTCATATCAAACCCTTTGGCAAAGCATAAACGGGCCTGAAAGCTGGGAGGCGAACCCGTGGGTATGGGTAGTAGAATTTGAGCGCGTAGATAAACCTGATAATTTTTAATTATGGATTTAATAAAAGAAGCCCAAGCGCGCGGCTATGCAAAGGGAGTAAAAATTAGATATGTAGATCACGCAGTTGATTTTGTAGAAGGCAATTACTTTGAGATTGCGCAAAACGGCGATGTAGAGGCATACGCAAAACCGCCCGATGAACGAAAGTGTTTTGAAGATAATAATTGCGATACTTTATACAGCGCATCAAAAAATAAGTGGGTAGAGATTGTAAAATAGTTTTATATTTATATCGCCCGAGTACACCATCGTTAATATAATAATGAATATGAAAAAACCGGAACAACGATTAATTGAGGCCCATGTGAATATGGTTCATAGTCGTGAAAATCTTTTTGATGCGATTGATGATGTTAAGAAGTCTATTAATGAGTTTAGCGCAGCGTTAGAAAATTTGGAATATGCATCGGCGGGGCTACTTTCGAATAAGTGCGGAATATCGCGCGATTCGGTTATATGGATTTCGCGCGAATTAGATATGGATATTATGAGCCTTGATGCTTTTTATAACGAAAATTCGCGCTTCCCTACCAAAATTGAAGCGCGATTATATTGCGCCCCCGCGCGCTAACCTGTGCAGACAGTGCATATAATGCAGTTTTGAACAATTTACGATTTTTGTTGATAAATTTAGCGTGCGAAATTAAAGCGCGGTAAAATATATTCTTCTACTTTTGTAAAGGTAGAAAGGTAGTAAAATAAAAAATCGCTACTAATTAAAGCAGCGATTCTTCTTTTGTTATTCTATCTTTCGATACATAACCTTGTTATTTCTAAGATCACTTTGGCGAGTGGGGTTATAGAAATTACAACTTCTTTTAATTTGGACCAAAAACTCTTCGGAGTTCTAAGGTCCTTTTTTTTACGCTTCATTTTTTACATAAATTTTATTTATCGTTTTGAATTACAAAGGTTATCATTTCAGGCATCAATTCAAACACATAGTTATCCACAATTAGACATAGTTTTTAACAACGGTTAAAATATTTTACAGGACTACAAAATTAATATATGTTATTGATTATTAGTTAGTTGTAAAATTTTGGACTTCACCAAAATCTTACTCTTTCCTAATGATAGCGGGCATTATGGTTGAGATAATGCTCGAGTCAATTTCTTAGGTAGTTTAAACTTCCCTTTCTTATCTTTTTCAAAAAGCGACAAATGTCGCCTGCCACGTTTTCTACCCGCAATACTTTTACATCAACCTTAACAGGAATTGTAAAATGAGCCTACTCACGCAAGCTTTTAACGAAATGGTATCGACTTCTGCCACTACCCGTGTGGGTGGTGGTGGTTTGTTCGATATGTTTGGTTTTGGCGGTGCGCCGGGGCAAACAAGGGCTAACACCCGCACAGCGTTAACAATCGCAGCTTTTTACAATGGTATCGATATGATAAGCAGCGATATCGCGATGCTTCCAAAGGGTGTTTACTTAAAAGACGGTAAAACCCGCAGTAAAGTAAGCGATCACCCGGTGCATTATCTTATATCTAAACGGCCCAGTAAACTAAACAACGCTTTCGATTTCTGGAAGATCATTATTGCATCGGCAATTGTAAAAGGTAACGGTTATGCCCGTATCATTCGTAATGAAAGTACCGGGTTAATCGATAGTTTTCTTTTTGCCGCGCATGAAGATGTAGAGATTTTAGAAAGTGAAAACGCCCTTTTTTACAAACACAAAGGCACTATTTACAGCGGCGAAGATATGCTGCACATAAAAGGGTTTAGCCTGGATGGTAAAAAAGGCATTGGTGTAGTAACGTATGCCGCCGCCCAGTTGGGTGTAATACTCGATAGCCAGACTTTTAGCGGCGATGTGTACCGTAACAAAGGATTGTCTTTTGGTGTAGCTGAAACTGACAAAGCTATTACTGTAGATGGGCAAAAAGATAAAATTGGTGGAGCGATTAGTAAAGCTTTGGCATCCGGCAACCCGCACAGGGTGGCAATTCTCGATGAAGGTTTAAAGTATAAACAAATATCGTTAAGCCCTGCCGAAAGTCAGTTTTTAGAAACAAACAAAGCGGCGGTTGGCGAAGTGGCGCGCTGGTTAAACATTCCCCTGCATAAACTTAAAGATCTTGACAATGCTAACTATGCTAACATATACCAGCAAAGTATAGAGTATGTACAGTACACCCTTTTGCGCTGGATAATACCGTGCGAACAGGAACTTGATGTAAAAGTGTTTTCTGAATCTGAAAATAAAATGTACACCAAGTTTAACGTGGCGTTCCTGCTGCGTGGTGATCTTGATATGAAACAACGCTTCTATACCGGTGCCATATACTCAGGTTACATGACCAGGAATGAAGTGCGCGCCCTGGAAGAAATGAACCCTTTAGAAGGGTTAGACGAAATTTTGCAGCCTACAAACCTGCAAACACTCGAATTTATGATGCAACAATTAAAAGATAACAAAGATGCCGGAAATAACGCTAAATAAACCCGTACTGCGATTTGCAACGCTTCGCGCGGCATTAACGCCTGAACAAATTGAAAGCCGCACGGCTGAATTTGTAATATCTACCGAGGCGGTCGATAGTTATGGTACTGTGTTTAAAGTTAACGGTTGGGATTTAAAGCGCTATGCAAATAACCCGGTTGTAGGGTACAACCATCGCCTGGGTGCATGGAATGATGATCCTGATAATGTTATCGGTACAAGTGAAGTATTTGTTGAAGATGATAAACTGATAGGGCGCGTAGTTTTTGAATCTGCTGATGTTAACCCAAAAGCAGAAAAGATATTCCAAAAAATACAAACCGGTACCCTGCGTATGGCTTCTGTAGGTGCAAACCCTACACGTGGGCATTGGGGTGACGAAAAACTGGGCGAAGATACCGATGTTATTTACTTCGATGAAAGCGAATTGTTTGAATGGAGTGTTGTAGATATCGGTTCGAACGCCGAAGCGTTAAAAAGAAGTGCCGATACCCTTGCTGAAATTAAAAAAGAAATCCCTAAACAGGCATCGCCTGCACCGGATCCAACGATAAAGCGTTCCGTTCGTGAAGCTAAATTAAGTATTAATCAAAATCGTTACAAGTAATGAAAAAAAGCGATCAGTTAAAACAGGAGCGTTCACTCAAACAGGACGCACAAAGTGCCATCACTACAAAGGTTCGCGCCGAAAAACGTGAATGGACACCTGAAGAAGAAAAAGAGTTTGATGATCTCGATACAGAGATTGAAACTTTAAACCGCTCTATTGAGCGCGAGTTAAAAGCCGAAAAACTTGAAGTTGACCGTGCGCAACGTTCCGGTCGTAGAGTTGGCGATAAAGGTAATGAAGATGATCCCGACGGCGAAGGCCGCGAGGAGCGTTCACTTTTAAAAAAGTATTCCCTTCACAGGGCTATACAGTCACAACTACCAGGCAAAAGCCTTGATGGTGTCGAACTTGAAATGCACCAAGAAACTGTTAAGCGCGCAAAAGAAGCGGGTATTGACATTCACGGTATTGGCGTGCCTATGTCACGTGCTGCAGGGCAAACAGTGACACAGGATGCGGGTGGTTTTGGGGGTGCGTTGGTAAACAACGATGAACAACCTTTGATTGACTTCCTTCGCCCTAAACCGGTGTTAGAATCTATGGGTGCAACATATTTAACGGGCCTTCAGGGTAACCTGAGATTTCCTGTTAATAATGGTGGTATTACCGCATACTGGGAAGATGAAGTTGCCGAAACGCCTACCAGTAAAAATGCTTATGCCAGCAAAGTAATGAGCCCTAAACGTCTTGGTGCAGCTGTGCCGATTTCATTGCAAAACATCATGCAGGCCTCGATAGATTTAGAGCGCTACACGATTTCACAAATTAATCAGGTGTTAGCAAACGCATTGGATCTTGCCGGTCTTAATGGTAGTGGTTCTGGTTTCGTGCCGCTTGGTATTTTAAATACCCCTGGTGTAAATGTTATCGCTAACGGCGCTAACGGAGGTGTGCCTACATGGGCAAACGTAGTAGATATGGAAACTCAGGTTTACATAGAAAACGCAAATGCTGCCCGTATGGGTTATGTTATTAATCCTGCCACTAAAGGCCGTCTTAAGAAGGCAAAACATGAGGCTGGTGATCTTGGTTACCTTATGGATACTGCTAATACGATTAACGGGTATAATGTGGGTGTAAGTAACCTTGTACCGGGTAACTTATCTAAAGGTACCGGTAGTAATCTTAGCGCTGCCATATTTGGCGACTTTTCTCAATTAATTATTGGGCAATGGGGTTGGTTAGATCTTACGGTAGATAATATTTCAAAAAAGAAAGAAGGAAATATTGAGATCGTTACAAACATGTTTGCTGATGTATTGGTAAAACAGGCAAAAGCATTCAGTATAATTAAAGACTGGAGTAACGTATAATACATTTTGGGGGTCGTGCGGTGGTTTTTGGTAGTACCGCCGCGCTCCTTTAAAGTGTTTGTTTAATTCTAAAATTTTAAAGCAATGGCAAAAGAGAAAAAAACCACTGGTAAAAAAATACGTTTTCTATTAAGCCCTACGGGTGCATTTGGTTTAGCGTACAACGCAGGCGATGAAGCAGAGATTGATACGGCACAGGCTGATGAACTTGTAGATGCAGGGTATGCGCAATTTGTTTCGGAATCTGATGGTACCGAAAAGACGCTTACAAACGAACAAAAATTACAGGCCGAAGTTGATCAATTAAAAGCGATAAACATTGAGGCTTTCAAAGAGATTGAAGCTTTGAAAGCGGTGGCAAATGATAAAGGTGTGACGCGCGAAGTGCCTGCCGGCGCTGTGGACAGCCTTACATTCAGGAAGCTGACTGATGAAGAAGCTTTAAATGTGGCTGCAAAAGATAAGAACACAGGCGATTTTACAAAAGCGGGTGAAGAAACACTCATTACAGGTGAAGGTAGTCAGGCCGATATCAAACTTACTAAAGGCGAAGAAGAAACAAAAGCCTAACCCTTCTTTCTGCTATGAAAAAAGAAGATCGCGGCGAATGCATTTAATCTAAAAATTTAAGAGTATGAAAAAAATAATTTACGCCGTCCTGGCATTGGGCCTTTGTGCAACACTTAGCGCCGCCCCGGCAACCGAACCTTTAAATCCTGAAAGTATGTATTTGCAAACCACAATACAACCGGTGCAGGGCGAAGCGGTATCGCTGGACCTTGCAAAAAAACACCTTAACATCGAGGCTGATTATCACGATGATGATGAACTGATACAGGGTTACATCGCTTCGGCGGTTGACTTTGTAGAAGGGTATACCGGGCGGCCGCTGATTTTTGAAACGGTATATAACAGTGTAGGTTTTAAAGAGTTTTGTTTTTCTGCAATAGCGAAATATGAAGGTACAACTATACAGTATATCGGGGTGAATGATGTGGGCGAAAGCGAAGTTTTGGATCTTCCAATAGAGAATTACCAGATAGATAATACGCGCTCTTTGTCTGATTTTATTATTGGGTATCAAAGTCCGCTTCCTGTATTGTTTCCAGATATAGAAAACGTAATTGTAAAAGTGCGTTCAGGATGTCCTGCCGCCCTTAAACATGCGGTGCTTTTAAAGGTTGGTGAGGCATATGCCTTCCGCGAAAACCGCCCTGTTAATGGTGTAAATAATTCGGTTTACAACCTTTGCCGCAACTACCGTATAAACTGGAGTTAAGCTATGGCTAACGATATACCTTTTGCCGGCAACCTGGACACTAAAGTTCAGATATGGGGTGTGAATAGTGAACTTAACGGACTGATGGAGCGTATAGAAACGCCGGTTATGCTTCATGAAACTATGGCAAAAGTGGTGAGCGCAACGGTAAATGAGGTTATCGATACTAAGGTCGAAAACGTGGGTAAATCGGTTTACATCATCCGTAAGCGGCCCGGTGTTACCGCAAATACAAAGCTTACGCTAAAAGATCTTGTGGCAAATGTAAACTTCAATATTACCGGCGTTACCATCCTGAACCGTACCCACTTAATCATAGTTTGCGAAAGTTATGCCTGATCCTATTTTGCTAACCGAAATTACCGGGTTTCCGCAACTTATCGCAAAGATTAAAACCCTTGCGAATGATAAGCAAAAGAAAACCGAAATACTGAAAATACTGCGGCGTGTTGCGGCAGGAACGGTACAGGTGGCGCGACGTGAAACCCCGGTTTCAGATAAGCCGCATTTGGTATCAGGCAAACGGACCCGAAAAGTAATACAGCCCGGTGCCCTTAAAAAGGCAATAGGCGTGATACAGGGCAAACGCGGTGCGGCAAAAGAAAATCCTACCATTTATGTAGGGCCGCGCGCAAAGGGTAGTAATGATGGATGGTATGGAAATTTTGTAGAGTATGGCCACAATATTTACAAAAAAGGCTTTAAGCGCAAACACTCGGTTTCAGGTAAAGCAAAGGCGCACAATGCTGCAGGCGCAAAACGCCGCACAAAAGCGAACGCGTTTATGGCGCGTACGTATAGCCAGACTAAAGGGCAGGTAACGCAGGAAGCGGCAGCATCGGTAACAAAATACATTCAGAAACGCTTTGACGCATTAAGCCGATAATATGGAACTTCAAATTATAGATCTTTTAATCACAACGCTTAAGGCATCGCCGGCATTCGTTTCGATTGTGGGTAACGATAGTGATGGTAACTTAAAGTTGTTCCCGCTATTAGGCGATGAAGGCACGACCGAACCGTATGTTAATTATCGTGTAGATGAGATCGAACAATTAAGTAAAGATGGTGGCCGCTCCTTTATGGTAACACTGGGTTTTGCTTTTGATAGTAAAAGTTACCTGAAGGCGCTCGAATTGAAAGGGCTTTTAGAAACATTACTTACGGCTGTAGATTTTGAATATATAGTGCCGGGCGTAATTGATACCGACCCTGATGATCAAAGGATAGTAGGATCGGTATTTTTTGAAACGATGCGATCACAAAACAATTAAAATTAACAATTAATAACCATTATTATGGCAGATAGAATATACCAGGGCAAAAACGTTCGCCTTATTCTCGATGGCAAAAAGATATTCCACGCTACAGATTGTGGGATATCGGTATCGCGCGAACTCGAAAGTATCGCTACTAAAGATACGCAGGGTAATTTACAAACTCCGGGGGCATACTCATGGTCGGCAACGTTAAGTACGCTTGTAGCCGAAAGGGA